AACTACGTACAAGTCATGTTCATAAATTAACGATGGCTCGCCATCTTCTTCCGTAGTTGCACGGTACACACCACCGTTCTTACCTCGAAAGTACGGATAAGGCAACTCAGGTACTGTATATACAGATGTGGTGCCATCTTCTTCTTTTTCAACTATCTCGTTTGTTTCGGCGGCAATTACTTCATTGCCTAACTGAATAGGGTTCTTAATCTTGTCCTTGTGTGGGCAGTCACCACAGAACCCTGGGTTGTAATACTCCATCTTTGCGCAAGTGTAGGGGCCCTTAATCTCATTAGCCTTTTCTTCTGTAGCTTCGGCGTTGTAATCAGGGTGCCCATTACTAACCATATGGATAGCTGTGTCTCTGTCAATACAGTGTGCTGCAATACTAAGCACTGCTCTCCAGCGTGGCTCATCCATATTGTCTTGGTTCTCAACCAAGTTTTTAATCTGTGCGCATCCACTACCATCTATGGTCTTAAGCATAATGGTTTTAAAGCGGCTTTGTATGTTACTGCGTATTGCTTGAGACGCTTCGCTAAAACTACGTGGGATGTAACTAGGTGCAACTAACACCCCGAGTCGACGTTTAACTTCGTCGTACTCAATATCCTTAGCAATCTTTAAGATTTCTACTGGGAAAGGCGGGTCGTTCTTAAAGTTCCAAGTCTCAGGCACACGCAATACCGAAGCACTCTCAGCAGTGCGACTACCGTCAGCTTCAAAGCCATGTTCTTCACACAGTGCTTTGATACGAGTTGCTACAGGAAGCCAATGCTCACGGTCGATTGTAGTAGTTAAGTTCCAATACGCATGCACACCACGACCGGAATTAACTACTGTAGGCAACGGTAAGTCTATCTTTATACAAAACTCTTTAAGCGCAGCTAATCCTTCTTCTTGGTCTGCGTATGGCTTTCCAACACCACAATCAACGTCCAACCAAAAGCTCTTAAAGTAATTACTATTTTTTTGTATTCGTCCTTCAGCTTCATTAGTGTATTTAGCACACGCAAAATACACGTCATATAAATCGTTTAGCAAGTCAGCTATATGTTTCTCGGCATCTGCAAGCGTTTCAGCCCACAACTGTTTTGGATAGCCACCCCCTTGTTTTAACCCTAGCAAGCAGTAAACACCTTCCCCCTCGGGAGGTAACACTACTTTTAGTAAATCTGTTGTAGCCATTGTCGCCTCTGTCCGCAATAAAGATGGGGTAGCACGGGGTGCGGCGAATCCCCTGTTCGTTCCGTCAAACTAGCTACCCCTGTAAACTAAACGCTAAACCTAGCTCTCTTTAGCATCGCTGCAATCTGTTCGGCTTTCGAGCGATGTGGTTCCGCAACGCCTGTAAACCAAGAATATATTGTCATTCGAGACACATCAAACTTTTCTGCAATCTCAGCAACAGATATATCCTTAGCGATGCAGTACCGCCCAAGCACCACCCCAATCTTCTTGGAGTTGGCAGCTTGGTTAGCTCGCACCAATCGAAAGCTATAGCCCCTTAAACTCATTCGTCGTCAGTAGACCAACCACTCATGATTGATTTAAGGTCTTTCTTTTCAGTAGGCTGCGTTTTCTTATCCTCACGCTTCTTAGGCTCAGCTACTTCTTCAGCAACTACCTTTTCAGCTTTAGGGGCTTCGAGCTTAGGAGTTTTAACACCATCAGTTTGTGAAACAGTCATAGTGATAGCGTTCTTAGCTGAAAGAGTTTCGCCTTGACGTTTTGCAATTTCCCACTGTTCCTTTGATAAGAAGTTAACTGGGCGGAAAGTTAGCTTAGGGTTATCACTGTCACTGTCAAACTTCATTTCAGTGATTAGTGTATTGAGGTTGTAACCCTGTGAACCAACGTACTTGGCATATTGCTCAAACGGCATATGGTCTAAGTCACCTTTACCGAAGATAGATTTAGATGGCAATACTAATTGGAAAATGTCGCCTTCCAAATCATCAGCCAAAGCTAAAGCTAAACGGCGTGAAAAACGGCACGCACGTGTATCACCCTGACCTGAACCCTTGATGTTCTGTGGGCATTCGGCGCAGTTGTGGTTTTGAGGCGATTCAATAGACGCATCAGGTTTTTGACCGTTAGCAGACCAGCAATCAGGCGCTGTTGCATCTTGGCTTGGGTTGTATGCTTTTGCATAAAATGTACGTGATACTTCTTTGGCGGCATTAACAATAACTACGTTCATTGAACGGCTTTCGTTTTTAGCAACTTCTTCGCCACCGATAACCATGCGGAATACACCGCCACGCAACGAAATACGTTTGCTACCACCACCGCCACCCGCAAGGGCTTTGGTTACGTCGTCTAATGCTACCTCTTTTAAATAGTCGGGTAGGTTATTTTTAAATAAAGCTAATTCACTCATTTACTTCTCCTTACTGTGATTGAGTACGCACTGTCCATATTTAAACCGGCTGGCAGTGTACCGGGGTTGTCTTCTAAAAACTGTTTCATGTTGCTTTGATGTATACGCTTCTCTAATAACTCAGGTGCTTCCCACTCCAACATAAACTTGTGGAAATGCTCCCAGTCGTTAGTCCAGTAACGAGATTTAACCGAACGGATTACTGTGCCATGCGCAGTACGAATACTATCGGCATCAGTACTTTTACAAATCTCAAGTAATTGTTGATTGATAAGCTCTAGCTGTTCTGTGTAGTCAGCTTTCTTGGCTTCCCATGCACGCTCTTCTTCATCACGTGTGTCTCGTATCTTAATAAAGACGGAGACTAGTTTATCTACAGAAATATCATCTGCCATTTTTGGTTTCCTTAGGTTGTGAGTGTTTTATTTATATTAGTGCAAGAACTTGACCTTGTCAAGTATTTATTTCGTTATTGTACAGGTCAATTATTTTTGTGTGTACATCTAGTTTATTTTGCAACATTCCGTATAACCGTGTCTCTACGGGACTACCCTTAATGTGCACAACAGTCATTGTGTTCTTCTGACCATTACGGTCAATACGGGCGTTAGCCTGCAGGTAAGTCTCAATAGATGTTACTGGTGAATACCAAATGATTACGTTAGCAGCAGTTAGTGTGACTCCGTGTGCAGCTGCCTGGGGTTGTATTATAAGTACCTTGATATTTTCTGTTTCTTGAAAATCTTTAAATATTTCAGTACGTTTGTGAACAGGCACGGCACCGTTGATAACTTCACAGGGAATACCTGCCCCTCTCAAATGCGCTTTGAGTAGTTCTATTGTATGCGTGAACGGAACAAAGACAAGAACTTTATGGCTTGCTTCTTCTATTACTTCTTGGATAACACGTAAGCGATTAGAAACATCAAACTCAATAACGCTGCCGTTATCAGAATACACAGCGCCACCAGAAATTTGAAGCAGTTTATTAAGATTAGTTGCGGCGTTAACAGTACTAATCTCTTCACCTCCTGCCACCATGAGCATATCTTTCTTGAGGACTTTGTAGTATTTCTCCTGTTGCGCAGTAAGGGGGGCGTCCCGAAACACATGGGTTATCTCCGGTAGGTCTAAGCATTCTTCTTTAGTAAAGCGAATGGCGGGTTGTAAAGATTCAAATACTATTTGGTCTGCGTTTGGTCTTGGCAACCAGCGAAACTTACTTACATTAACCATGACTCGGTCACGGAAAGAACCAAAGAAACGGTCTACTTTCTCAGGCACGCACATCTTAGCCAAGCCGTAAGCATCTGTAGGGCTCTGTGCCGCAGGTGTACCTGTCATCATCCATACCCAAGTGTTTGGAGTAATTAGTCTGTTAAGTGTTTTCCAGCGCTTTGTTGTAGGAGTTTTGTAAGCATTGGCTTCGTCAATAATAATCAAGTCAAACTTATTACGGGCTATGTCCTCGGCAACAATCTCAATACCGTCGTAGTTAATAATAATAAAATCGGCATCGTTACCTATAACCGCTTGGCGCTTGCGCTTCTCTCCGTATGCCACACCTACACGGCGGTGCACTGCAAACTTAAACAAGTCTGCCTGCCATGCTGATTGCATGATAGATAGCGGGCATATGATAAGCACTCGCTTTATCTTACCTATGTTTAACAAGTAATCAGCCGCCCATATAGCAGACGCCGTCTTACCTGTACCTTGTTCGTTAAAACAGAATGCACGTTGATTAAGAGTTAAGAATGCCGCAGTATCTTTTTGGTGTGCCATTGGTGGGAAAACACCAGGCCACTTATAGTCACGCATGATTGGGGATGGTACCTTCTTGACTTTAAGTTTAGCCAAGGTTTGAGCTTCGTCTAAGCCCCAATGAACGGCGACCATGTACAAGTCACCATTAGAATCAATAATTTTGCTTTTTGGTATGCACTCAGTTATTAATTGTGGGCGCCTTGTTGTTATAAGTAATTGGTTATTATTTAATATTTTCATACTGCCTCACTTGGCAGATTTTTTAGGCCTGTTAACTTTGACTGTATGGTCTGAGTTCCTTGAGAACGAACGGTTGCTCTTTGATGCTCGTACTTTAAGATTTGATTTAGAATTAGTTCCGCCTTTGGATAGTGGGATGACGTGGTCGATGTCTTTACCCTCACGTCGGTCTGCCTTTCCATTGTTGTTGGCGTCGACCCCATCTTTGTCAACGGCGTACCTTGCACGTTCTCTGGCGTTCCGTGAAGGCTGTTCATTTCGAGCCTTTTGCTGTTGATATTCTTTCTTGTACGGGCGGGGTTTGTTCACGTAGGGCATCTTTATCCTCCTGTTTTGTGTAAAAATAGACGGTTCCGTCAGGTAATACCTCATATTTTGGCACAACTGCGGGGTCAATACCAGCTTGTCTTAATATCATATCCATTTCGTCTTTCGTCATTTTTTAACCGCCAAATTGTTTTGTCCAAGCTCAGTAATGGTATACCCTAGGTTTTCTAAGTGAGCCAATACTGCTTGACGCTTCTCAGGGAACTTCCAAGTCCATGCCTCAAAGATAATCGGTGGGTAGTTGTTCTCACGGAGAGTGTGTTCTGCACCCTGAAGTACCTGTAGCTCATGCCCCTCTACGTCAATCTTAATTAGCCGAACCTTCTCATACTGCATTGAGTCAAGCGGAATAATAATCATGCGCTCAGTAACACCTTCAGACTTAACCTCATAGTCCTTAAGGCGAGTATCGAAATCAATACTGAACGCACCGATGTTTGTTTCTTCCGCATAGTTTGGCAACACGTAGTTGGTTATGCGCTGTTCGTTACTCAGTCCTACGTTATGTGCGTACACATTACTTAATCGGTTTAAGAATATGTTGGCACATAGTTGGTAGTAAACAATACGCTGTGGTTCAAAGACCTCAAATTGTAGTTGAGGGTGTTGCTTTGCGAGTGGTACAACATAACTCCCCAAATTAGCACCGATATCAAGAACGATACCATCAGTGTACCCAGCCAAAAGTTTCGTTGATAATTCTTGAAGTTCTTTTTCGTAACCACCATTACGCACGCCATTGCTAACAATATCGTTATGCTTAAATAGAGCATAGTTCAGGTCTCCGTCTGTTGCTAAATGTATTTCAGGTAGGCTCATTTTGTTTCTCCAAATAACCGTTTAACTTCGCCATAACTTTTTACGAACCTAAAGCTGTTTGCTAATTCAAAGAACTCGTGCTCATTAGTTGTGCCTTCAACCTTCATGCTCATATCAAAATTATCTTTAGGCACAAGTATGTATTGAGCTATGGGCGTCCCTGCTTTAATCAAAGTTTTACCAATAGGTACATGCCACAAAAGCTGTGGATTCATCTGCGCTATCCCTTGCTCTCTGCTAAAGAACCCTTGAACCGTAGTAAACCTATCTTCATCTAGGTATGGAATCGGCATTTCCAATAAGTGATAGCCTTTAGGCACTGTGCAACGCCAAGGTGATTGTACTTTTATCAACGTACGTAACGTATCGGGTCTCCAATGCTCCATGAAGTTAGCTAGTTGTATTTCGGGATGTGAGCCTATGTAGTCATTAGCAATTGAGCTCAATTTTTTTTGGTCAATAGGCGTAGTCCAGTTAAACGTTTTTCCATCGCCGTATGTTTCAATAGTGATGTCTTGCCAAGTGCGCATTACCCAACCGTGCCTTTGTAAATTAAAAATTCCGGGGCATTTAGCAGTGTGTACTAATTTTTCTTTACCCCATGCAGAGCTTTTACGCATCGCAGAAAGTTCTTGTTGTGCTCTATGTACCCAAGGGTGCTTTAATTCTTTTGCGGGAATCATAGGCATGATGCGCTCAACCCCTGGAACTAGGCAATCAAAAGTTATTTTTGGTTTATTCCAAAACATATTTATTCCTTGACAGATATACCCATAGTGAACCGATAATGCGGTGCTATGGATTGTTGTGGGCGAATGGAGTGCAGTATGTTGCCGTCAAACACAGCTATTCTCCCCGGAACTAAATTTACAGACTTTATTACTTCAGTCTTTGCATTGTTGTAAAAAACTGTTTCACCACCCCAATTTGTTTCCCAAAGATTATTAACGTAATACAAAATTACTTTGCACCCAAAATGCGTGTGTAAAAAATTAGAATCTGATGGTGTTGATAAATTGGCTACAGTCCTAACCCATTTGCTACGGTTATATAAGTCACCAACTTCAGTCCCTTGTATGGCATCAACAAACCCGCTAAGCTTTAGGTCGTTTTCTGAATACTCAGAATATACATATTGATGTGTCGCCGTACCTAACATATCGCCATCTTGATTACCAATTTTAAAATAAGAACCTTGGATAAACGAGTTAATACGCTCAATGTAATCAGGACTTACTAAGCCATCATAAACTTTAATCATTTAAGATTACCACCCGCTTTGATGATGTCACCACCATACACATACGTACCTACGTGGTCTAATTTAATGAATGGGTTGGCGTATATCTTACCGCCGTTCTTACGGAACAACTCACAGAAATGGTAGTCTTCAGATAACAAGCAACCGCTTTCGTCAATACTTGTAGCAAAGTATTCTTTTACTTCGGGCTTGAGGTAGTTACCGCTAGCATCTTTAACTGTGCTTGGTCTGTATGTAGGAACCTTGTCGGCTAAATCATCAAACACTTTACGCTTAATTAGCATGAAGCCTGTACCACCGTGACGTACCTCAATACAACCTGACGGGTCTGTATGTAGCTCTTGACCTAGCTCATGTGCGAAGTTCAACACAAAAGCGCCTGAGTAATCTTTTAATCCTGTAGTTTTGCCTAATGCCACAGCCTTCTCAACTGCAACCCAATCAACTTCTTTTTTGGGGTAAATACCACAAGCAATATCTTTATCCGCCGCCATCAACTGAGCAACTGCTTGCCCATCAAAGCCAATGTCAGCATCAATAAACATCAAGTAATCAAAGTTTTTCTCTAAGAAGATACGTGTTAGTTCGTTACGAGCACGGGTAATTAAAGACTCGTTGCCCATCTGTACGAAGTAGACTTGCACCCCGATAGACTGCATCTTGTTTATAGTCTGTAATACACCAACCATAAAGTTACCTGTACACATACCACCATACATAGGTGTTGCAATCATCAGGCTTGGTTTTTCTTTGTTGATGTTTACTGTTTCAATGCTCATTTGTAATCCCTTTCTAAGTGTTTCTGCACAAGGCGTGCAAATGTTTCAAAGCGTGCTATCTCGTTACGTGCATAGTTTGTCGGGAACCCCGCTTCGTATGACCATAAAATAATCTGCTCTCGGCTAATCGTTTTGTTCTTTGTTTTTTCGTTTTCGTTGTTCACGTTCTTCTCTCTGTTGTTCTTGCGGTGTCATAATAAATCGGTAATGTGCTTTATTCTTTTAGCTAACTCACGCTTAAACTTTTTATAAGCACGACGTTCAATGTGTTGCACTGAGGCTCTACTAATACCTAGCGCATCTGCAACTTCTTGTTGATTCATGCCGTCGTAATCAAGTAATTGGACAGCGTTTGGTTTCTTAAGTTTCATTTGTTTAACTCTTCAAAGTTATAAAACCACTCATCTTTTGCAGTCCATTTGGCGTGGTTCTCTACGCTATACACTTTGGTTGGTATCTTAAAGTCAGGTGTCTTGAGTACGGCAGGCACCAAGGATACGTCATACCATAGGCATCTGTTGTTTGGTTGGCAGGCAAATTGACCGTTATCTAGCTTGATAAAGTTGTACGACTTATGCTCCTCGACCCCTTCACTAAAGCTAGTATCTAAACGATTAGTATCAGGACTGGCGAAGTCAATCGTGAACAAGTAGTTACCAAAATGAAACTGTTTATCCTTGCCAAAGTATTTAACCTTAAGCCCACGCAAGTTAGACTTCTCAATCACAGCCATGTCGTAAGACAGGCAATCCCATATCTGTAAAAAATCTAGTGGTAGCGGGTCAGTTACTTCTTTCCATACGTAAGCACTGATAGGTAACTTATCGTACAGTGCCCCGTAGTTAGTTAGCATTGATTCGATACGAAACGCTTGTCCCTTGATTGCCTTGGCGGTCATCCACACGCACGGCTCTAATTCACCATGACCTGATTCGTGGTTGTATAAAAATTCCTTACGCACAAAGCATTTAACTGGTGGAATGTTGGCTACTAAAAATGTCATCATCTCACCATGCAGGTATAAGCTAACTTCCCAATACGGAACTGCTTCAACGTATCACAGTCCTGTTGCAAGTGGTAAGTGAAGGTAGCGTTAGTTGTTATGCTGCCGATGGCAAATCCAACCATTAGCACAATCAAAAAGTTTCTTAGCTTAGCAATCCAAGCCTTGTCGTCTTTAATTTCTTCGTTCATTTTGTTTTCCTTGTTCGTTTAACTGAGGCAATACCCGCTTCGTCTTTTGGTTTACGTGCTTGTAACATTCGGTCAGCCATTAGATAAGCATCGTCTTCTAGTAACTCCCGCTCTGTGCCATGCTTCATTACGATACCCATCATTGCAAACATAGCAAAGCAATCTCTCAACTCTTCTTCATTCATACTGCTACCCACCCATCTTTGTGTCTAATATATTGAACATCAGGTTCACCACCTACGACACACATAATCTTTTGTATCTCAGGGTCTATTGAACTAAACATTTTTATAGTTGCAGACATGTCAGGGTAATTAAGTTCGGGTGTATGTAAGTACCCGATGAACCCTTCAACATCCACAATTATTGTGGATACGTTACATTTCAAATCCCATGTCATCTGTAATGTCCTTTTCCGTTATGTTCACAATCTTTTACCAAACAATACTTACGGCAGGTAAAGTTTGGTTTAGGGTTCCAAACATTAACTTCGTGTGCTTCTTCTAGTCGGTCTGTTTCTTGAATCCATTTAAGCCATGTAATCGGTGCGTCTTTCTTCTCAAAGTTGGCTTTTATGAAGTCGTTGGCAACCAAAAAGATAAGCCCTGCTTTAACTGTGCGTACCTTTGGGAAGTGTTTGAACAACGCCAACGCCATTAACTCAAGTTGTTTCTTGTCGGCAAACTCAGATGACTTACCAGTCTTGTAGTCAATAACCCGTGCTGTATCCCCGTTGATGATGAGCAAGTCGGCGACTCCTCTGAACCATACGTTCTCGTCGAAAAAACCACACGCTTGTATATCTTTTGTTAGTCCCATCTTGTATTCGCATAACTTATCCCCTGGCATTGCCTTTAACATATCTGCTATATCAGTGAACTCTTTGAACTGAGCAGGTATGGGTTTACCGTCACGGATGTATTCTTCTAAAGCAAGGTGCACTTCTTTGCCGTATAGAATCGCCGTTGTCTCAGGTTCTTTGATGTCCTTGACCACACGCAAGTGATAATACTTACGTGGGCATTGTTGGAATAAACCCAACGAAGAGTAAGACCATTTTAAATTGCTCATCAATCATCCTTCCTAGGCATCCAAGATTTAACCGCTGTGCTCATCAACCGCATCTCAACCTGTGCATTTAAGCAATGGTCATAGGCAATTTGAAACTTACCCACTGTTAACGCATCATGCGCTAGCTCTAAACACTTCTTTGCTTCTAGGTAGGAAGGGCTGTAATCTACTTTTTCCATTGTTATCTTTCTGCTCTTCGCTCTTCATCTTGGGCAAGCATCAACCCAACTTTACTTATTGATACGTAACCTTCTCTTATTTCCCCATCATTAAGCTCCACGTCAGGGGTTAAATCAAACATTACAGATGATAAATGCATCCCAAATTCAGGTGCTGACACAATACACTGATAACCTTTCCAACTAAATTTATTTAAACCTCTGATGTGTTCTTTCACCGTGCGTATTTTGTCTCCGTAGTTTCGTTCGTGCTCTTTCACAAAGTGAATGATGCGTTTAGTTTGTCCTGTGCTTGTCTTTACTGACTTATCTCTGTCGGCAAAGTATTTCTTAGTAAGCTCTTTGTTTACACAAAAAGTAACTCTGTCGCCGTTCTTCTTAACTGTTACGTTCCAACGCTCATCACGTTTAATCCACCACTCAAACAGGTTTAAAAATATTTCTTTTAGGACGTGTTCGCCGTCGTCCCAATCATGACATATGTCGGGCATGTCATAAACTTTTTTGTTATATGAGTAACCTTTATGTCTACCTTTCTTTATTACAATTGGGTCGGCTCTGTGTTCCTTGCATAACTCAACTGTGCCGTCTTCTTTTACAACAAGCCAAGCACACGCCCAATACAGCTTGTTTAAAAAATAAGCTGCGCCTACTTTATACACAGTGCCCTTCTTTTTCTGCACAAACCAAGGGTGCGTCTTTTGTTTAACTGCATACATGAAGCTGGGTGAGATACTCTTAGTGCCATGTGACTCTCTAGCATCCAAAGAAATCATCATTAAGCTAGGCATCTTTTCAGTGCTTGATACTTTTAAATCACCATGCTTGTAAGTATTAAACAACCAAGGGTTTGGTACGTGTGCACCTAACTTCTTCAACCCAATCCGTTCATCGGTAGTAATCCAACTATTAAAACTAGGCGTTTTGTATGCATCAAACGTAGCGTCCAAGTTATCAAGTAACTGACTAAGTGTCTTTGGGAACTCGCCCTTTTCTACACCATCAATTGTTAACCGTTTGTCAAGAGTTTCTTCTACTTCTATTATTTGTGGTTCAGGTTTAATCAACTCAGGGTTCTTGAACATATCAAGAATTTTAATTAATCCACTACCAAGCCATTCAATAATTGCAGTCATACCAACCCCCATTTTTCAATTGATTTCTTATCACTACAATCCGAATAGTTTTGGCCTGCGCCAATCTCACAAGCAAGCGGTAGTGTCTGCGCCCACTTAGGTCTCCAACTCATGCATTCGGCTACGTATCTTATGGCATCATCACGTTCTTCTTCCTTAACAACCGCCATCACCGCATCGTGTACGGTTAACGCAACCTTGTATCTTTTTGATATACGAAGCATCTGCTCACCAATAACGCAACGAGCTAATGCTTGGCATACATTCTCTACAACCTTACCACCGTAAATCTTAATGCGACCACGTCGATTTGAGTAACTCCACTGGTCGTCGCTATCTTTTCTTAAGTCGGGGTAGTTGAGATGTAGTCCACTGGGCAATAAAAAACCGCTATCCGTAAGTGAAAGTGCTTGCGACTGGCACCCAACTTTCGCAGTTTGCTTGTTACAAAGGGCTTCAAGGGAACGATTAGCTTCTTTCCACAAGTTAGGAATCCATCCGTATGTTTCACGGTAGACACTAATAATCCTAGCCGCCTCCGCATCATCAATTTCCACTCCAAAAGTTTTGAGCTGTAGCGAGAACTTAATAGCACCCATACCGTAACCTGCTCCAAGGATTGTCGTCTTACCCACGAACCTTTCATCCGCCGTGATTTCATCTTCTCTCTTGCCGTATATAGAAGATGCCATGATTTTGTATACGTCTTGTTTGTCATCAAATGCTTTCACAAGGTCATTCTGTCCTGATAGCCATGCAACCGTACGAGCTTCAATCTGTGATGAGTCGGCATCGACTAGCACGTAGCCTTTGGGTGCAACAATCGCTTTCTTGAGCAACGATTTTCTCGGTAGGTTTTGGAGATTAAGTTTGTCGTCTCCTCCCCATCGTCCTGTATGTGCCGCATAGTATCTAAGCGGTACGGGCATCTTGCCCCTGAGAGATATACCAATAAAACGTTCTGTTCTTGTCTCTTCAAGGGTAGACTTCGTGCCCAAGCGAGCAGCGACAATGGCTTGGACTCTTTCATCAGGATTTTCTGCAAGGGCTTTAAACCCTTCATCGTTCTTTGCAAAGGCATATGTTTCCTTTCCGTTAGCAGGACTTATCTTCATCGGTGGCTCAATACCCAAACTGACTAGCAACTCGGCTAATTTGGGGTTAGACATCAAAGTATCTTTATCTGATATGCAAGCCTCAAGTAGTTTCTCTTTGCGAGACTTAACTTGCATCAAGTGTTGTTCAAGCAATGGTGTATCTAAACGCAACACAGGGTTGTAGAACATAGATAGTGTTAGGTCAATTAACTTAAGCTCAGACATTGAAAACCGTTTAACCAAGATTTGAAACAACAAGTAAGTCATGCTTACATCGTTATTGCAGTATGAGCCATATTTTGCTAGGTCGATGAGGCTAAAGTCATGGCGTCGTTTACCAAGTGCGTTTAACACTTCAGTGCCTTTCGTGCCGACGTTGTATCTCTCACCTAGTTTTGCTAGGCTATTACCTGCTTCTAAGCCATCGGTTGCACGAGCCATAGCCAGTGTATCTAACCACGCTTTTGGTCTGATGTCGAATATCCAAGAAAGAATTGCGGAATCAAACATGGCATTGTGGGCTAGAGCAAGGGCGTCGCTCCAGTTAAATTGGTTGAGCCAGTCTTTTATCTCGGAATGTGTCCCACTAAACCATTGTGGTTTGCCATCATCCACTTGGACAGATACACCAATGACCTCAAAATCATCGCCACGAATGTACTCTTCAGTCGTCAGCTTGGACAACGAGTAAGTCTGCGAATAAAAAGTCTCGAAGTCTATGGTTAAGATGTTCATTTCTTTAGTAGCTCCTGCATAACTGCTTGCGTAAGTTCTTTGCGTAGGAGTTCTGTCTGTTTAGTTTTAAGTGAGTTTCTTTCTTCGTCGGTTAGCACACCGTCGTAGTAGTTTGTAAGATGCGACCAACGAGTGTGCCCTGAGAAATCTTTGGTTGTAAACTCTTCGGGATTGGTTTCCATGCGGTCAAGCAAAAGTTTTACGCCATCATTCATACATTTGTCCTTTCTTGGGAACTGGTGGGGGTGGACAAAATGTGGTCAAGTAGGTTAGTGGTATCCTCACGAATAATCATAGAGATACCGCCAGCTTGTTGTATTAAGCGTAGCTCTCGTTCTTGTAGTGCAGTAGGAACACCTTTGCCCGCCTTACATTCGATGCCGATGAACCTACCATTGTGGCACGCTACAATATCAGGCACACCGCTACGACCATAGCCGTGGGTGGCTGGAAAGAAGTGGTAGGCACCGTGCTTGTCAAGTATTTTGACGACGGCTTGTTTAACCTTTGTCTCAGGAGTTGTCATGGTTTCGGCTTTTGTGTAGTGATTCTATACACAGTATAGTTCCCATGTTTTAGGAAATCAAGCGAAACTTTAAATTATTTTATAGGTGCATACCCTAATAGGACACAGTGTCAACTTGACACTTTGTCCAAAAGAAAACCCCCTAATCTTGCAGGACTAGGGGGTCGGAGGTAATGCAATGTTAGCTAAAGCTATGTAGGCAAAAGTAGATTCCGCATCCTACTTACGGTAAGGGAGATTGCTGGCGTTAGCCATCTCTTGGTAATACATCTACTAGGCAAAACCAAGAGCAACCTTGAAAGGAACTTAACCAAGGAGGTAGAGTTCACTATCAGTATAGTGCTACTGCTATTTTTATTCAAGTTTATTTACGGTATGTAGAAGAACCCATCATCAAACTTAACACCAAAGTCGGCATAAGCTTCGCCTTTCTCCAAGACTTTGAACATGGCAAGTTTTTCTTGAATGTTGGTCGGTACATCATCAAAGCTACGGTACTTTGTAATCTTATCTGATGCGTAAGAATAGGTTACGACACTGTTGTCTACCCGCATTTGAACACCATATCCGTTGTTACCTTTGTAGTGGTCGTCAAGCGTCGTGGCTTGTATCACTTCCTCGCATTTACTAAACAGTTTTTCTTGGTCTACGACTGTAGGTATTCTGACAGGCATAGCCACAGCGGTATCATCTCGTTTGTGTGCGTGATAGGCTTGCATGACATAGTTAAATGCAATCTCTCTTGAATCTATTGACCAACTAATACTTTGAATTGCACTATGAGTTACTGCTTCCATGCCTTTTTTTACATTGTGCGTAATCAATTCTTTAACTTCGTTATCCTGCCTACCTGTAAAGAACTTCTTGACATTACGCATGGCAACCTTGATGTCCTTGACATAGGTCGTGTTCCTATCACCTCGTTCCCTGTGGATACGGAAAGACTCAACACCATACACACCTTCTCGCCCACCACTTCGGTATCGCCTACCTACTGAGATAGAACCGATGGCTTCACCATCTTCGTATACCTTGATAGTGTTAAGGACTTCCATATACTCAGAGCCGTTATCGGTGTTGCGAACCCACTCACTACGCACGCATTGGTTATCAACCGCAAATGTGCATAATGGTTTGGCTAGGGCGACAAGGTTAAGAAACTCTTCTAGGTTATCACCGTAGGGTAAGTGTCGCTTGTTGTCGGATAGTTCTAGTTTATTTACATTGACCATGTTTGTTTCTTTCAAAATTCAAATTTAGATAAGATTGAATCAACTTTGCTCTTGACTGCTTCTTTGGCAACCACACTTCTGCGTAGGGAATCGGCATCATGATGCCCGATAGCCTCGTTCAACTCTATGCGAGCTTGCTCAAGCTTGGGGTCTTTCGTGATGTTAAGGTGTGTCAGCAGTTCGATTAGTTCGTGAGCATTACCAACCAAGCTATCTCGGAATAACTTTTCTTCCCCGTCACTATTGAGCGTAAGCCTTTCGCTAACATTGGATAGACACTTATGCAATCGTTGCCATACCTCACCCATAGCGTTGTTAAGTCTTTCCTCGTATGCGTGTTGGCATGAGTTAGCTAGTTCTTGCTTGGCTTCCTCGCCTATGTCTACTCGGAAGTCACCTGCCTGCGGGACAGGAAAGAAGTTACAACTGAACTTGAACTTGTGGAATATCTTATCCGCATCGGGGTATTCTGTTCTGTCGAATAGATTGCCCAATTGAAACGCAGCCGCTGTCACTAAGTTAGGGTACGCATCTACAAACTTGTGGACTAGGGCGGTGTAGTTTTCTTCTAGCTTATTTAGTTGTTCCTTGTAAGCGATGAAGTTAGACACAGGTAACAAACGCACACCACTATCTGACCAAGGTAAGGTCTGAGAAATATGCCATGCTCTAGAACTAGAGGCATACTTAGTGATAGTATCCAAGAACCCTGTGCCTGCTAGTAGGTTCTTGTTGTAATTACCTGCTTGAGTCTGCGTGCCTTTAGCCACATCAATCTCGGCAGATACTTTCTTATCCAACTTGCGTGCAGTCCAACCGCTGATGCTTAGTTCAACTAGCATCGCTGATGATGCAATACTTATACTGTTATTCGTGTTCATTTACTTCTCCTTGGTTAAGACAGAGTGTCAGTTTGACACTCTGTCGTTTTCGTAATACTTAATTAAATGTTGGATTGCTTGAGAATAGGTTAGCTTGAACCCCATATCCTCAGCCATCTTATCTTTGATAACGGCAAGCATCTCCACAGTCTCAGGATTAAGACTGACATTGACCTTGCCATCTTTAGCACGACCTTTAGGTACGGTAGTCATTTAGTTTCCTTTCCAAAAGTATTTAAGTACAACCACAATGCTTCATTGACAGGCGAAATCTCTACCCTTGATTTCTCATCACATCTGACAAACGAGAAGTCATACTCGCCACCATCAAAGCCCTTGTTTGCGCCTTTGTATTCACGATACAAGAACTTCTTACTACGCAAGAAAGACATGAGCTCGGCTAGTTCGTCTTTGTCTAGCACGACATTAGCTACGCTAATAATAAATGGGGTATCGTCATTCGACATGGACAACCTTTCCAACGACATCTTCGTTGAAGTTTGGATTACCTTTGATGCACCACATAAACGGCTTACCAATCTGATAATCGTTTTCATTCTGTCTCCCAATGTAGCCGTCGGTTAGCATGATTACGCACTCAGGCTCAAGTCTGTTTTTAGTTACATACTTAGGCACGCATGATGGGTCTGTACCGCCACCACCCTTAGCTTCTGTTACTTGCGTAATGTTTGATAGCTCGTTGCTTTGATAGGTTTCATGACCTGCAACTTCAGTATCCCAATAGATTAAGTCAATCTTCTCAGGACTTACTTCTTCACAGATAGACTTGACCTCACTCAAGAACTGAGCAAGCTCTGCACCACCGATAGAACCTGATGTGTCTACGGCTACCATGATGCTACCCACCTTCTCGTCATAGGTGCTCGGCATAATAATATCCATACCAATGTAACGCTTATGCAATCTTCGCCATGTGGTTTGGTCTTTGCCTTGAGTTGAGGACTTGACGAAGTCACGCAATGCATCTCGCCAATTCACCTTGGGTGTGAGTAAGTCTTGCATCTCTCGGCTGAGATTACCTTTCATCTTGCCTGCAAGTAACGCACCTTGTCGCAACGCACCTTCAATTTCACGAGTTGTTTGTTCCTTCTCTTGGGCGGTCTGTTGCTTTGCACCTTCCCAATCGTGGTCGTCAAGTTGTGGCTTACCATTCCCATTGCCTTGTGGCTGACCGCTACCATCACCGCTACCACCGCTACCGCCTTGCTTTTCCTCCTTCTCTAGCAATATATAGACTTGGTATGCATCCATGCCACGATACTGTTCGTCAATCAAGCCCATGACTTCACCATCTGCATCTTTGGGCATCTCGGTTTCATTGCATTGTGGGTCGTAATCACGGATTTGCAGATTGATTACATAGTCACACGCCATGTTAGCAAGCTGTGGATTCTTGCGATACAGAGATTCCCACACAATCAAGTGGCGATAAGCCTTGTGCATATTCTCATGCAAGATAAGGAAAGCAAGTTCCTTGTCGTTAAGTCGGTCAACGAATTCTCTACCATAGATTACATCTACACCGTTGGTCTTAGCAGTCTCGACTGCATCATCGACTGTTACTTTACCCACCATGAATAAGCCTGAGAACAAGCAATAGTTTGGGTGTCGCATCAAGCGGACATGAGCCTTCTCGATGCGTTGCTCGGCAGTTAGTTTAGCCATTGTGTTTCTCCTTTAGTGTCATCGTTATCATCTTCTTCATCATCGTTAAGTCCCTCGTATGCATGAGCAACAGCCTTAGTCATAACAAGCATGGCAGTATGAGGTTCCATTTTTGCGTGCTCTATCATTGTTTCAACTAGCATGGTAAGTAGCACGGACATTACCATGCCCACTTCCATATCTTCCTTCTCGAAGTAAGAACCCAATGCATCTCGCATTTGGATTAACTGTTCCTTCCTAGCTTTCATTTCTTTTTCTTCCATTTACTTCTCCTTGGTTGGACAAAGTGTCAACATGACACCCCGTCTTAGAATAAATACTGATTGGTACGCATCCACTCAACGAATGATTGGCTAGTAAGGAATAGCTTCTTCTTATCGTCGTTCTTCATACCTGTAATACAGAACACAGACTGCAACTCTTTCGGTGTGCGTTGTAGGTACTCAAAGAACTTACTAATAGTTTCTCTGTCCACACGCTGAACTGCTGAGAAAGCCAATAGACATAAAGCGGCAGGTGATGTTGGCACTTGTGCAGTTTTCGGGTCTTTGATAATACTTTCCCATGTTGGTAGTGAATCGGCTACTTCCACATATGACATCAAGTCATTCGCAGCAGGTGCTCCAATCGTACCCTGTAGTGCGGTAATCGTTGCGTTGACTGTGACCATATGGCGTTTCTTAAGAATATTACTTGCTCTAGCAAGGGAACGAGGACTGACAAAAGACTTCTGCGATTCCTTTGGGTTGAAGATATACTTGTTGCCTGCCTGTGATGCGTCAGTATAGGATGCGAGAGTGTGCGGATTCTCCTTCACCCACGCAAGAATCTCAGGTGCAATGTCACTTGAGATAGCCCACTTACCCCATGAATCATCGTCAATAGAACCATCAATGTTAAAGCCTGCGTGTGGTTTCTTGACTGTCAGCACAGTAATACGATTGCGAGAGTGACTCATCATGTGGTCGCCAACACCATCGCCTGAGTAATTGCCTGCCGTTACGACTATCGTATCCTTGTGCAATGGGATACCCATGATTTGCCTTGGTTCATTGAGCATCGGATGCAACATATTCTTAACTGCTTGGTGTGCCTTGGTGAACTCGTCAACAAAGATAACCAATGGCTCGTCAAGATGAAAACCCCATTGCTCGTTTGGATAGATGCGTGTCGTTTTGGTTTCGTGATTGGGAATCGGAACACCCAACTCGCCCAACTCGATGTTCGGTGCGTCAATGTAAATCCCTTTATAGCC